TTATAATGAGTATATGGATCAGATGAATGACATTCTCATTCCATTTCTGATTACTACGTTTGATGAAATGTATGAGAGAGCCAAGGTTGACTCAAATGGAAAGAATACTCTCATCCGTTTCCAGCAGTACTTAAAGGACATAAAGTCTTGGAATCAGGGTGTGCTCCGCGAGGCCACGGCCGAGGTCTCGAACTCCTGTGCCTATTTCCGCGAACTTTTGACTGCCATTTTTGTGGGCTACACCAAGATTCTATCGAGTGTTCGGCTGCGCACGGACAAGGCCAAGGTTGCCATTAAGCTTCCCAGGAGCGAGGATTTCATTTATAAGGTCTACGAGGAGAATGCCAAGGCGCTTTACAAAAATCCCTACTGGGTCAGCGAGGATCTTTCGGAGGATGATAAGATTGATAAGATGCGCCCAATGAACCGCCGTACCCTGGATATTGTGGTAAAGTCTTTGGTACCAGTGCAAACAATTCTGGATACATACATTGGAAACAATGGTGCGGCCACCGAAGTTGAGAGCAACGTTGACCCCGAGGAGGACACGGAGGACCCCGAGGCGCTCGAGGATGACGTCCCTACGAACTTGGAAGAGGAGAACGCGTTGCCCCGGGAGCCCACCCCCGAGCCCGCGCCATCAATCGAGGATGATGCCCCCATGGATCCGGATGACACGCCAGAAGAAGTAAAGGACATTCAGGTCGCCAGACCGCCCAGGGAGCTGCTGGAGGACGGCGATGGCGATGATGGCGATCTTTTCCCAGATAGTGAGAACATGACAATGCGAACAAGAAATTAAAATCCAATAATATTATAATATGGAGCAGCTCAAAACACCGGAAGGTGCGGCCTTGACCGCGGCGGTCCTTACCATTGGGTATGTATTTTTCAAGCATAAAATTAATAATGAGCCCAAACCTGAGATGAGCGTGTATCTCAAGCCCGCGGTGCTCAATGCAATTATGGTTTACTTCATAATTTCGAATGGAATTGGTGGTCGTGAGAAGATTTCGACCGATCCATTTTAACTACTTAAAGTTTTTGACATATTCTATATAAATGGCTAACGTCGGCGCTTTTATTCAGGTGCTAGAACAGTTTCTGGATGAGCTTACATGTACTTTTCCGGAGCAGGCGAATCTGAAGAAGTATAAGGCGACATTTGATCTTTTGAGGAAGGCTAATCCTCGCAAGATCATGGAAAGTTTCACTGATTCTGCAAAGCCCTATGCAGACAAGATCATGGCTATGGATGAGACCTTTTTCCTCGAGGGTGATATCGATTTCCTGAATGACCTTGATATTAAGAAGTGGTGGACTCCGCAGCTTTCGGCTTCGACCAAGCAGAGCATTTGGCAGTTCCTTCAGTACCTACTTATTACAGGCGGCGTGACGACGGCCATGCCCCAGATGCCCCAGATATCCGAGGATGTCCAGGGTCAGATTATGAATCTGGCAAATACCATTCCAAAGCCCAAGGATGGTGAGAAATTTGATCTCAACTCGATTCCCATGGATGCGGTGGTAAACATCGCCAAGCAGGTCCAGCCAGACGCCGATATTTCCGAAGAGCATGTGAAGCAAGCTATGGGCATGGTTAAGAATCTGCTGGATGCCCAGGGTGGCGGATCACCCGAGGATCTTATGCGAAACATGGTCAAGTCCATGGGTGGGAATTTTTCTAAGTAAAGTATAAAAGAATGAGTGTTTGGTTTGACGACCCTTCCACACTTTTTGATAAAGATGAAATACTCAACTTCTGGCCCCATGCGGATCAGAATGTAAATCAGAGAATTAATTCGACAACAAGATTCATAATGTACATAAGTTTATTGCTTTTCTTTATTCAGCGCGATGCCCGTGTAATTGTGTTGGCCTGTGTGGCTATTGGCGCTCTTTATGCATTTTATAAAGCGGATATGGTGGCAGATATGACCTCGCGCCCGGTGCGTGCGACCGATCGCAAGGAGCCTTCCTTTATGCGCCCCAGTTACCAGGCACCAACTATGGATAACCCACTTGCCAATATGTTATTGAGTGACTACACCGAATACCCCGATCGCCCCAGCGCTGCCTATTATCCCACTGTTAAGAACCGGGTTAGAAAAAACCTGGATGACACCTTTCCCCACGATGCCGCCGACATCTACGGTCACCGCAACCAGGCTGCCTCCAGATTTTATAGCATGCCCGTGACTAACATCCCCGGTGATCAGACGGGTTTTGCCGAGTGGTGCTATGGTAAGAAGTTCAAGCCAGTGTGCCGCGATGACCAGGGTGCCTGTTCGGCCGAGGGTAATACCAGGATGCCCGAGACCCAGCAGCTTCGTGCGATGACTGGTGCCCTTTCACCCACTTATTTTCCCAGCGTATATTAAATGCAAAATAGCAGTCCCTATACTTTACAGCCCGGCTTGCAGCGGGTGCAGGATCGCGCGGTCCCAGAGTGCCGCGCGGACCAGCATGTTTTCGTATACCCTCAGCCTGCAAACCTTAATTATTGCTGTCGCCCCAGCACGGTGATCTATGGCACCGCCCCGTACATGGCGGGCAAGGGTGCTCCGCACGAGCTCATTGAGGTTGATGACATGCTCAGGCCGCAGAGCACATCGGAGTTCAATAAATACTATGCCTCTGAGCCATACGATTTCCCCCTTAAAAACGTTGAGTGCATGCTTCCCCAGCGCACACGTGATTATGACCCCGAAAGCACTCGGGGTGAGTTTCAGAATGATCTTTTCCTACAGAGATATTGCAAGAAATAAATCTAATAATACATTAAATGGATCCACTTTCATTAGTAGCAGTGGGTGGTTTAATCTATGCCGGTAGATGTCTAAGCGCCAAGGAAAAATATGAAGTCGGGGAGCCTGCACCCTTTTTTGGAAATAATATAAATACTCCAGCGGAAGGTGCAGCTCAGAGCCAGCTTGATATCAGAGATGGTGCATATATCTTACCGCCACAGAATCAGACGAGTAAGCAAGAGGTCCCGAGTTTTGGCGTGATTTCCCCCGCAAATGGCCAGCAGGTGTACGGTCAGCCGGTATACAATCTATATGATCGCCAGAATGTTTCGGGCAAAATGAACAACGTCCAGCCCGCGGAGAAGCAGCGGATTGGCCCGGGTCTGGGCGTAGGCTCGGATGTGCCGGCGTTTGGTGGGTACCAGCAGCTATACCGTGTCATGCCTAACAATGTGGGTGCCTATAAGCTCAATACACTCCCGGGTCGCGCGGGTCCCGCCAACCCAATTGTCAAGAAGGGTGCCATGATAGGTGAGCTTACCCAGGAGAGGCCCGCACGTACTGTGGCCACCTGGCAGCGCAGACCCCCGGCGCGCGGCCGCGCCGAAGGCCAGGGGGGTGCCCTCACGGGCATGGCCGGCAGGCAGAACTATGAGCGCACCAAGCGCCAGACAAACCGCTCCACTACCACCATGCGCACGGATGGTCTGGAATATGGCCCGGCCAGTAAGTTCGTGCCCGGCATGGCGGTCCAGGATAACCCCACCCGTAACAAGGGTGACCTTAACACGCAGCGCATCAATGACGTGGCGGCGCCGGGTATCAACTCTTTCCACGGTGCCTATGAGCAGGACCCTGTGTATAGCACTGGTATTCGCGCGGCCGTGAATCGCGGTCAGAAAGACCGCGCCGGTAATGCGGGTAGAATGAACGTACGCCTCGACGCCAATAAGCAGCAGGGTCTTACCACGGCCACGCGCACCAGCGCTTCCACCAGCTTGCAGGGTGTCCAGGGACCAACGGGTTCGGCTAATCAGACCTATGTTAAGGATCAGTACCATCAATTCAACTCCTATAAGGGCAACAAAGACTACCGCTCCTATGACCTGGGACTGGCCAAGAGAGTCAATGCCAACAATCCTCTCAACAAAAATTTCTCGTAAATTTAAAAAATATTTTGAATATTTCTGTAAACATTCAAAATATTTATAACGTGAACTTGAAATGCGCTATACAGCTTTGTTTTACATATTTTAATAAAACCCCAAAACTTCGGCCACCGCCGGGTGCCGCATGATATCCTTATTTTCCAGTACTATGTGATCTATATACTGCAGGTCTTCGGCATCCCTAATACGATACAGGAAATCTGCCATGCCATTTTCTTCCAATTTTCTGTCATGCTGTGAAACATCCCCAGTAATTACCATCTGTGAGTTTTCGCCCAGACGAGTCATGACCATCTTAATCTGCGAGGGCGTAGAGTTCTGCATCTCATCACCGAGTATAAAGGAATTCTTAAAAGTTCTACCTCGCATGTAGGCTATGGGTGCAATTTCTATCACGTCCTTGCGAATGAGTGCCTCAACCTGAGTTTTCTCCATATTTTCCTCCAAGGCATCGGTAATTGGCAAGAGCCAGGGGGCCATCTTCTTCTTAATGTCTCCTGGCAAGAACCCGTGTTCCTCGTCCACGCTGACAGCCGGCTTGGTGATAATTATTTTATCAATCTTCTTTTTCTTTAGTAACCTGGCAGCGTGACGACAGGCCAGTGCAGTCTTACCCGTACCTGCGGGGCCCGAGACAAAGAAAATGCTCTTGGAAGGATTCTGGAGTTGCTTCATGTAACGAATCTGGTTTGGGGTAAGTTTCATCTAATATTATCTTGGAAATATATAATGGAGAATTATCTCATTACGGTGGATAGCTCCGAACGAGATACGAACCTGTATCCAACTAGTCAAGATTATACTATAGAATTCAATAGACCCCTTTACAACATAGAAAGTATCAACCTGACATCTGCCAGGGTACCCCTGAGTCAATATATAATTGATAGTCACAATAATGTATTTGTCATAGATGACGTTCAATATTATCTCACAAATGGTGACTACGAGACTGGTGCCGACCTTGCAACTCAGGTAAAAAATGATATAAATGCATCAAATGTTAATACGGTGGCATATAGTTCAACCACAAAAAGGCTTACATTTTCGGGCCCATCTGAATTCACGTTTCAGTTTGGTAATGGGAAAAATCCGGCCCTGGTGTTGGGGTTTGACCACACAAGTTACACCAGTTCTTCAGGAACACTTGAAGCCCCTGGTATCGTAAATTTGGATGGGCCAGATTCCATCATACTATCAATACGTGGTAATAGTGAGGATCATTTGCACACCGAACTTTACACCAAAACCCCTCACGAACCCCTGGATTTCTATGGTGTCTTGATAAACAAGACAGATGTTGGAAGTAAAATAGTAAATTATGATTTTTCTTCGGATAAAGTTGGAAGGAATTTCCACGATGGCCCCTTGCCATATTTGGATCGCCTGAATATTAAGTTTTTCATCAATAACTTCGATGATATTGCCCCCTACGACTTCAAGTTAAGGAACCACGTGTTAAAGTTTGAGATACGTGCATCTATGGATAAATTGATTGTGACCAAAGAAAACGAAAAGGTCGAGAAGATGATAGAGTTACCACCCAAACTCGAACTGGAAAGATTTAAAGATCAATATAGGCCCTGGGGAGACAAGCGAGTGCTTGTCTATGGAGGGGCTGTATTGGTGTTTTTGGTTGTTGTTATACTGTTGTCATCGCTTAGCCGCGGCGCGTTACGGCGAACAGGGGCTTCTCCTGCTTGATGGTAGGCTCGAACGCTCTCACGACGGTGAAAGCAATGACGGCCAGGAGGGTCGTGAACAGGGCAGTCAGTAGGTAGTACTGGCCACCGTTCTTCTGTACCTTGACAACCTGGGAGATCACCCAGCGGACGGCATCCATCCACGCGATCGCGGCGGCGAACGAGAAGCCACCCACCACCATGGACAGGGACTGAGTCTTGAGCTGAGCACCAACATCGGCAAGCTGAACAATTGGATCCATTATTTATAAAGTATACTCAGAAAATTATTTCGGCAAAATCATCCTCAAATTTTAATACGCTTTCAATGGATTTATAAGAAATGTTCTCCGATTCATTTTCCGATTCGATTTCCGTTTCTGCACCTGTACTATCTTTATTTGTTTCTTCGAGTTCATAGTCTGAGATATATTCTACTTCGCTCTGATCTTCGGGGTAATCTGCGACGTCTGATATAACACTACAAGTATCATCCTGAAGAACAGAGGCACCCTCCTCGTGCCCTTCGTACCCCCGTGGTACTGGAATGACCCTTATTGTTTTTTTGAAAGAGTGCATTAATTTCTAAAAGCATTTTAATTTTTTGAATCTATGGCGCGCTTGAGCATTTGCGCCATCGGTTCTTGTGGCTCCCACTGATCCCAAGTATCCCAGCATTCATTCACGCTATTCAGCATATCATCATCACCCGAATAGCGCGAAAACGGTGTATCATCCGTGTCATCTATGACCTCGTAATCATCGTCGTTACCATCATCTTCTTCGTATATCTCTGGATACATTGTACCCAGATGTTTACCCAGCATGTTTCGAGCACAGAACTTCATGGCATACGCCATGTCCGTGGGGGTCACGCAATCCCTCCCTGTCTTCTTGCAATAATGAGAAGCAAGCACTATAGACGATTCCATGACTGGGCGAATAAGATCATCTGCCGCATGAACAATTGAGTTATCCATTGAAATTGAATAGTATACCGGAGAGTCCGGACTCTATTCTTAGAACGTTGTAATTCTTTACATAGATTCTCACGCTTCTGTCTTGGTTTCTTGCTGGATTTAGATACAGATTAAAAAGAATATCTTTAATTCGACTGAAATTCACTTGGCCCGTGGGTGCATAATTCTCTGGATCAATTGAGAAAGAATAATTATAAGTAAATCTCTTAGGGACTCTGGTATGTGCCTGTAAGGGCTGGATATTTCTCAGATAAAATCCATCTGCAACTTCTTTTTCTATGCGGGTATTGTTATTAAACAGGAGTTCTAGGCTATTCAGAATATCCTGATTTGTTGATGATTTATAATTAAAGTAGTCATTCGTGACCGTGCTCGTATTGGCACTGGACCGAGGTCGATTAATATTTTCTTGAACAATTATGAATAGCTCTTTCACCGGATTATTGAAATACGATCTAACCTGTCTGGGAAATTCTGTAAAATCTTCCGTCTTGGGGATAAATACTTCCGCGCCCTGTATCTGCGTGATCGTGTAGTCCAGTTTGTTATTTCTAAAAAAATCAAGTTCTTCGTTTGTTATGAATACATATTCAACGAGGAGACTCGCACTCTCTATTTCGAGAGGACCTCCACCGAGCCCCGCCGTTGTCTTGAGAAATTGTGTTATCGTTTTCTGATTACTAACCACCAGACGCTCTATGTCCTCAAAGTTCACATTTACTTCCATCTCCTGATAAAGCATGGCAGACAATGGAACTGCCAAACTGGGGTCTTGTGTAAACCAGAAACGCAGGGGTACAATGAACGTGCGAGGAAATGCCCCAACGGCACTGAAACCATTCTCAGTTCTATAAACGACGTTGGATGCAGGGCCCATGCCGGTGCGCAGATAGGTCCTACCCACCATGTTCTCAATTGCCAGGCTCTGCGACTCGGGTGTGAACATGTCCTCGTAGAGGTCCAAATAATCGCCATTTATGGTTTCGATTGTCTGACCACCGATCCTAATATCAGCCTGACGTATGAGTGCGTGTCCTATTGAGTCTGAATATGTAGGAAACGTATCCACGGACTCAAAGGTTTCGGTGATTGGGTTATAATCAGATACGAGACCCTGGTCTATTTCGGGTAAAGTAACCTTGAGGTAAATTTCCTTTACGAGATCACCATTACGTGGTATAACCGACCGAACCCTCCCGCCAAACTTCGCTTCTTGTTCGAATGGAACTTCCAGGGTTTGTATTGCAAACTGACTGTGCCGTTTGTATCTCTTTGAAAAATAAGATGCCTCAGGGTTGGAAGTTAAGAAGATATCCTGTTCGCCCACTGCTGCCAGCTGAACACGACCGCCACTGGACATTCTACTATCTGCATATATTTATTTTGCGTATTTTGTGTCTCACAAAATTCAGAGCTAATATCAGGATGAATATTCAGTTAAAAAAATTCAATCCGGCCAAAATGGCCGATGATAAAGTCTGCGTATTTATAGGCAAGAGAGGCACGGGTAAATCAACGCTTGTGGCAGATATTCTGTATCACAAGAAGCACTTACCCATAGGAGTTGTTATGAGTGCCACAGAAGAGGGCAATCATTATTATCAGCAATTTGTTCCAGATTTGTTCATACACTCTGATTATAGTAGAGAAGTCATAGAGAGCATTCTGGACAGGCAAAAGAAGATGGTGAGTCAGAACAGACCCGACCCGGGTGCATTCTTGTTACTGGATGACTGCATGTATGACAGGAAATTTATGAAAGATACATGCATTCGCCAGTGTTTCATGAATGGCCGGCACTGGAAGGTATTCTTTATGCTAACAATGCAATATTGCATGGATCTTACACCCGATTTGCGGGCAAATGTTGATTATGTGTTCATCCTGAGAGAAAATGTTGTGCAGAATAGAGAGAAATTATACAAATCTTTCTTCGGGATTTTCCCAACATTCGATATGTTTAACCAGGTGATGACCAAATGTACCGAGAATTACGAATGTCTGGTCCTGGATAATACCAGTAAGTCAAACAAAATAGAGGACTGTGTGTACTGGTACAAGGCCAGGATGCGAAAGAACTTCCGAGTTGGTTCCCCCGCAATGTGGCAGGTTCATAAGCAAAAGTACAAGCCCGGTGGCGGTGGAGGCCAGGATAAAAATGACCCAAATAATGTTAGACGAAATCGAAATTCTCACGAGATAAATGTAGTTAAAAAGAGGTAGCACCTGGTTTTGCGTCTCAGGGGGGGACATAATTTGTTCTGAAAAACTAGATGAGTACAAAAATAGAAACACTCGATTTCAATGCGACCAGTGATATGGTACCCCTCAATAACAACCCCATGCCACCCATGCCAGAAACGGGGAAGGAGGCCAAGGCCAGCACTTATGATTCGCAGCGCGAGAATTTGGCAAAAATTCAGGCAGAAAATAATATACATAAAGAACAAATGATGGAACTCGCGACCCCCCTCGACGAAGTCATGGATGCCCCGGCGCCCCAGCAGCAGATGATGGCCCCACCTCAGCCCACGATGATGGCACCCCAGGCTCCCATGGCGGCTCAACCCGAGCCTCAGCAGGCGGCCCCAAGAAAGGCCCAGAACCCGGGTGGTCTTACTGATGACCAGATGGATGCGCTCCTGGCTGCCACCGCGGCCGTTGTTGCCTTCTCACCCCAAGTTAAGGAACAGATTGGTAAGTATGCGCCCCAGTTATTCAACGAGCAGGGTGCGCGCACACTGGCTGGCACCGTGGCCACTGGCCTGGTAGCTGCCGGTGCTTTCTACGGCGTAAAGAAGTTCGTTTTTAATAAGTAATCTATCAAATCAACACAAATGTATTAAATACGTTTGAATTGATTTGTATATCTAAATGATTTTATAACCACCACCAGATACCCTGGAAGCAATCACAAACGCAATGCCAAAGAGTATGGCAACCGAGGCATATGAAATACCCGATACCAGGCGGTCCGCATTGGGATCTTCCATTGCCTTCCTTACTGTGGGGTTAAACTGGATAATCGTCATATAAGCGAAAGTTATCAGGCTACTAATCAAGAGAACGCTGCCCTTGGGATTCACAAAGTAAGGATTTTGCTGGAGACCCACAAGAATGGCCGGTACAAGTGAAACGGAAATACTACGCCAAGTCCTGTCAAGTGAAGATGAATAATTATTCAAAAGAATAAGTGCCATAAAAAAGGCCCAAGCCGCACCCCCCTGAGAAGCTCTTTTAAGTTCAAATGTCATTTTAATAATATAAATTATTTTATTTAATCACGGATGGTTTTACCACAGTAATTCTTTTTATGTTCTATGGGGTGATACAGCCCAGCATTGGATGCCAAAGAAGTAAGTTTTTCTGCATTTTTCCAGAAATTACGGGAATGGCCATACTCTGGGACGGAGGAATGTGCAAGTTCGTGAATCAGTACGTGAAACATAGAGTTCACATCTTTGTCGCTGCATATGGCTATTTCGTATCCTTTATTTACATTGTACCCAAGTTCACCCTTGCCCTCGAGACACACGAGGACGCTCTTCTTCCTGAGCTGGTAGAATTCTTTTGGTAAAATTTTGAGAAATCTATCATACATTTCCCGAAGTTTCAAAAACTCTTTGGGCTCACTGGTGGTAATAACTATGTAAATACAAAGCACTGCAAGTGCTACGAAGGCAAATGTTTTCATCTTACTTTAACAAAACAAAATTTTGAATACAAGTCACTTATGGTATGAGATCTTTCTTTCATTATGGGCTCCCACTCGGTAAGAAGTAGCCCTTTATTTTCCATAAATGTTACGAAAATATCCTTATGAGCAATGGGCTCGGGTATAACTTTGCCATTATAGTAAGGAGTATCGACAAGCATCACGTCTACACAGTCACCGACGTCATTAAAAGTATTCACCGTAAAAAAATTACCAAGTCCATCCTTGAACCGGGGATTCATTCGTATAAATTCAGAATCTGGAACACACCCTATGAATTTACCACCCACCCGTAACCTCTGCACAATTGCATTTAAACATCTTCGCATATAATTTCTATTTTTAAACACATATTGTATCGAGAAGTTGGAACACACCACATCATACTCTTTTCTGGGGGCAGATAACACATCGCCCACCTTGAATTGATACCTAGTTCCGAGTGATTTCTGTCTCTTTTTGGCATCATTAACAGATGCTTCACAAGGGTCAATCATGAACACATTTGCCCCAACTGTTTTCCACTTGTGTAGGTCACCGCCCCGACCACACCCAAGATCAAGTACATTGGTACCACCCGACACATGGGATGTTATCAATTCTCTCTTAATTGAGTTGTGAGTTTTGCGAATGCGTTCCATACTTAAAAATATAATGCTTTTATTTTTTAAATGGGTTCGCTTGAGAGAGATTACACCACTGTCCCTGGTCAGCTTTACGCATGCCTTTCCATCGTTGGCCCCGATCGCCCCCAGCGGTCGGACCAGTTTGCTATTAAGATTCGTGGCTGCTTCTCTACAAAGGACGAGGCTGCCAACCACGCCAAGCGCCTCCAGAAGGAGGATGCTACCTTTGACATTTATGTGGTAGACATGTTCCAGTGGCTGGTGATCCCACCGAAGACTGATGAGATCCAGGATACGCATTATGTTGAGGAGAAGCTGGAGGAGATGATGACTGCTTATCGTGAGAACCAGGCCCAGGCTCGCAAGCTTTTCGAGGATCGCAAGCGTGACATGATGGCCAAGCCGCTCCCGGGTGCCGATGAGATGCAGTATATCAAGGCGGGTGACGAGAACTCGAAGTATTACAACAAGCCCGATGAGCCACCCCTCAGTCACCCGGCGGACGTACTGGAGAAGCTCAAGCAGGAGTTTCCCGATAAGCCCCTCGAGGAGCTGGTCAAGATGGCAGATGATAAGGTTGCCGAGGAGGTCAAGGAGCGCCAGGCGGCTCGCGAGGCTGCCAAGGCCGATGACAAGGGCAAGGAGAAGGTCCAGGAGGCCAGTACATCGTGTGCCACAACTGGGATCTAAGTAAAATATTACAATAATACAAGAGATATGCTCAGTATCATATTAAATTTAATAACAATTGCGATTGTTGGAATATTTGCCCTTTTTGTATATGTGGCATACAGACAGAGACCCGACCTTTCGGCGACACCATTAGATATAATGCGTGATATAGTAGGTGGCCAGGGTTCCCAAGCCAGGATACACAAAGTGGTGCCTTATAAACGACTCCTATATGGGCCCATGGGTAATTTTAAAAACTACGAAACAAGCGAAGAACTGGCACCTCTCGAAGGAAATATGTCCGACTATAAACCTGGTACTATGCCCTGGGAGGGTGCGGAAAATGAGAACTTTGGCTCTCGCACAGGCGTCCCCAGGACTGACAATTAAAATATAAAAATTATAAATTGTTTTAGAACTATTTATAATTTTTATGTAAGCACTTATTCATTTTCTTGCAAATAATGTAAAACCATAGCCTTCGAATCATTACGGAATCCTTTTCTTTCCGTTGGTTTAAGTTTTTTGAGTCTATAATCCACATAGTCTCCAAGCACTTTGCCAACCTGTTTCCTTTTTTCGCGCCTACACACCCCGGGATTTTTGACCCCAATGCATTCTTCGTATGTGGGTTTTAAATTATTAAGTACAATTCCCGTAACTATTGCCGAGCGAAGATTCATCTTCTTCCCAGCACCTTTTATGCCCGTAGAACGTATCCTGTTAATTCTCGCCCTTGTAGGTGATCTGTAACCATCATATGCCTTTCCACCTTTTTCTCCCATGAATTCGAAAAAATGTTTTTCTTCCTGCTTTAGTACCTTTTCAAATCTTTCATCCGTAAAACGCTCCACCCGACCACAACTCACTAATAAACCCAGGATAAATAAAGTTACTATGCAGAGTATTTTCATTTATATTTACCTATAAAAAAACCTAAAACAAATGCTACCAGGAGTATAATCCAAGTACTGGTGCTGATGTTTTTAAAAGGATCCCACTGAGGTGGCTGCTGCGTCGGTAACGCCTGAGGCGGGGGCTGTGGGTAATAATATGGATTTTGCATCGGCGGGGGTCCGTATGAATTCTGGGGCTCCGGTGCAAGGTGCTCCGGCTGTTGCGGCGCCATCAACTCCTCTAATGGCGTGCTTTCGTTATCTTCCTCAGGAACCATTGGCTGCTGAGGGGGATCATTGTGGTTTTCAAATATTGGGGTAATGTCTGAATCCATTTAATTTCATAAAATGTTATTGTTTTTCTATTTTTACTCAGTCCTCGCAATCGTCGTCTACAATGAAGTCATCGAGGTCCGAGCCGTCATCTTCGTCGTCGGACATTTCCTCACCCGAATCATACGATACGACAGAGGAAACATCGGAGCCATCGTGGTCACTATCGTATTCATCTATACCAAAGTCATCGACGCATTCCTCCTGGGGCTCCCAGCGTTCGGGCTTCTTTATGCTGCGCCCATAGCGGGTTTTATTGTCGTTAGTAGACATACTAATACATTATTGGAAGAAATTTTTCGTTTAAATACGCGGGTTCGAATCGCACGCCCCGGTTAAGTGCCCCATTGATAATGTGCTGTTCCATAGCACTGCCCAATTCCCTGGAAAGCGCTTGTATCGCGGTAGGTATGGCCGAATCGCCTCCCGGGATAGAAAGGCACAGATTCCTGAGATGTTCTAGGCCAGCGTACAGGGATCGTGCAGCCATGTCAGGATCTGTAATAAAGGCCTTGGCGTTATCAATTTCTGTTATGTACTGCATGTAAGACTCTTTATTTATACCCGAATATTCGTGAATCTTCTTCTGAATATCATCAACATCCTGAAAAGGATTACCACCTATGAATTTCTCCAATGGTGGATTATAAAGAACTACTGCGATAATCATAGCTGCTAATATGATAAACACTATCATTACTACTTTATTCAAAGAGTTTTTTCATCAAAGATCCCGGGAGCCTGCATTTGGTTCCCTTGAAGTCCTTGCAAAATCCTAGCCTCCTGTTTATATCACATCTACAAAAGCACTTCTGATACAAAATTCCGTCACCATTCACTACAAAATACACTCTATTACTTGAATGAATTCCACCCTTATTCTCACAATATCTAGAATTTGTATCAATCACAAGAAAGCTTGAATCCTTTTTCATTATATTTTTCACGATTGTCTTATTGTGACCCTGAACAAATTTTCTAATAAAATTCTCAACTTCATTAAATTTGCCATTATCTTCTATGGACCTTGCAAGCTGTGCCTTGGAAAACTGGCCCTCGCGCTTCCCGGATTTGGACAGTCGAACCGAGCATAGTTTTAGTACCTGTGCATCTGGCTTCTGGCTAACCTCTCTCACCACCTGCTTTTCGGTTAGAAAGCACAGGGGCAAATAACAAGATTCATCTTGCCCTGTCTTTTTGTTGTATTTCCAAGACCAAGGCATTCGTATGCCTGCCCTGTACACGGAAGTATCCAAGATTTCTTCCCACTTGTAGTCATTTCCTAGTTCACTTATCAAAGTATCTACCATAGTATGGGCTTCATCCAATTCCACGACATAATTGAACCACACCATGTGTATGCCCGACTTGACCTGATCACCCACCGGCTTGGGTTTGGCAACCATAATCACAGACTTCCCACCATCTACAATTTTTGATATTCTTTTACAAATATCAATAATTTGTTTGATGCTCAGAGCCTCTGGTGCTTTCAAGTCAATGTCTAAGAAAAACCTAAATTCCTTGGTGTTGCACTGTTCTACCAGATAGAGTTTAGACCCTTCCTCGACCAAACGAGTATAGGTCCTGAAGAATTCATCTTCTCTATCTGGTGGAACGTAATGAACCCCCCCACGCATCGACACGTGACTGGGGGATTTCCCCTTTTTGGGAGGAAAGTCAATGCATAATTCCATATTATATATTAAATTTTTTACCTTAATACCATGAAAGAAGTACAAAAATCATTTCTCAGATCTTGTATCATGTGTAATAAATCTATAAGTTTCATTGAAAGTAGACTTTCCCATTCATCCCGATTTTCTTCGGCGGTGGGATCGAGCCCTTTGAGTTCGAATATCTGTCTAACCTGATACGCCTTCGACTTCGTCATTAAAAAATACTTTTAAAATATTTTCGAATTCTGGATGCACCACCACAGACTCTATGATAAATGGCCAAGTGCGCTTTCTCATAAACTCTTTAAATGTGTCAAATCCTATGTAATCATTTTCATCATTTGATTTCTTTATTGGCTGTTTGTTCCTTTTTCGCATTTCCATTATATCTTTTTGTTTCTCAAAATTGAATATAACCTCCCGCCTGTATTCGTCGGTACAATCCATTACGAATATATAGACGTGGTACACACAGGTAACTTCGAGGCCTTCCTTGCGGTCTCGGTCGAGTTCTTCTGGAGATCTCTTTTTGGTTGTAAATGTAAAATATTTGTAAATTGGTTCATTAATAGGAAATGTACTCCTAGTTTCCTCGTCCAGTTCTCTCATTGCACATTTTATTGGATCGGAAATTTCTCTTTTCCTACAACCCCCTGTGATAAATGTCCATTCCTTATGGCGTTTATCACGGACAGTCAAAAATTTGGTAGAATTTTTGGTCCTTGTTATTGGTATAACAACACACTTGTGACGCTGCTCACTTTTCATCCTACATTATTACGACAGTTTATTATTCCTTTTTTTCCTCAATTACCTCGGGCTCCTTGGCGACCTCCTGGGATGCTGCCGGGGTCACCGCCACGGTCACGGGTTTCTGCTGATTGCTCTCGATGTATTCGGCCACCTTGCCTGAGAATGTTTTAAGGCCCGTAATGTCCACCTGAGTCTTCTTTACCTCCTTCCACATCATGTAGCACACAAGGGCAACCACCACGACCACGCCAATCATAAAATACTGCGAGTTCAGGAACTCCATTTAATTTGGGTGAATAAAACTTTAATTGCCTATTATCGCACCCCCTTCGACCTTGGGGTGACGCTCGGGACACCCATAATCGTAGCTTGCAAACTGCTGCCCCTGGTAGTGAGCGTTTTCGCACTGAACGGGGTGGCCGGCCATATAATTGTTATCGTTGCAGCAGGTATTGTTCTGAGCCGCCGGTGGCCTTGCGCCCATGAGGCGCTCTATCATACCAGATTTAGTATCATAGGATAACACGAAAATCACTGCCAAAAATGCAAGTATATACGTGAGGTTCATTATTATTAATTACCAAATAAAATTCCACCCATACCGTTATCTATCCTTAAAATATTATAATTGCGGGCATAAATTGGCTTAACTATTGGACTTGAAGTTATGAGCTTGACCGAATCAAGCCTGCTGAAATTACAAGAACCGGTGGGCTGGAACGAGGAACAGCTCAGTGCAAAGGGGTACAGAAAGCTCACGTTCGTTGCCTTTTCCTTGTCAAAATCCACATCTATTACCGTAGCCTGTCCGGGATCCTTTGTTACGTGCACGTTTGAAATGGGAGGATTCACGTTCCACCTGCCAAACAAAGTGTGATACAAGGTTGGAAGTATGGTATAGTGAGGCACAAGTTCCTTTTCCTCCACTATATCCGTGCCATTTATCTGCAACTTGATAGTATCGGTAATATTTGGAGAATTCTTTCCAAAAATGTCGGTAACACCCGCCTTTCCAAATATAAAAGAGACGGGATTATTAAACGTTAGATCGCGCCCGGTGGGCGACTCCTGGTGCTGATAGATCAGGATGTCACGCTTGCGGGTTGCATACTCGCGCTCATCCGTATCGAGATAGACGTAATTCGTCCAACACTCGTACACATCCGAGCTGGTAGCATTCGGCCCCCAGGTGATTCTCACACGGACCGAGTGGTACTGCAAAGCAACCAGGGGTATGCTTGCGCTCCACGCCTCGCAGAAGAAGAATCCCAGGGGGTAATGATAAAGATTCTCAAACCCCAGATTCCCATTTGAATCCTCCGTGCCCCTGAAAGTTCTTGGGTATCTTTCACTAAAATTTCTTAAAGATACCAACTGATCGGTAGTCATAGTGTCCACAACTTGGTCACCTATGAGCAACTCCACCTGCTTGATATCCCGTGAAGTTATGGTGGGCTGAAGCGTACCATTTACCTTTTTAGTCAGGTATACATAACTAAGAAGATCGCCTTTCTTTGTGAATTCTATCACAGAGACGTCGTTTGCAGCCGTGGTTCCCGTAACCACCTGAGACAACACCGCCTGAGAAAAATTCACGTGACGCTTAAAATTGGAACGAAAAAATGATATTTCTGGGTTAGGGCCAGTAAGAACTTGGTCCTGGACGCCCTTTGCTACTAAAATTGCTACTGCACCAGACATTATCTGCTATTAACACATATTTTTCCTTTTACAGATAAAACGGAAAGTAAAGAATGCACTTCCCTGGTCCGTAATCAGGCTTCCATTTTCGCCATACAACTTGACGGTCAATTTATCAAGGCGCTGGATGGGGTAAGGGTACTCGGCTATAATTGGATATCTGTTATAGTAAGTAATTCTATTCTTGGTACTGGCATCCTCGTTATAGATTGCACCAAATGCATCCCTGAGCTTGGTGCCACTGGTCTGAATGGAATGCCCCTCGCCCACCGCCGGCTTGGTATCTGCAAAATCAGTATACCGGGTGCAGAGCTCATCGACCACCACATATACCACATTAGAAGTATTACAGGGAATGCTTGCAGTCACAAGTTCAGCACGAACCACGTCCTTCAGGGTATTGGTCATTGTAGCGGTGAAACTCACGTTGCTGGAACCTGGGCTGTACGTATCAACATTCGCTGTAGATACCTGGATATTATAGATTTCCTGATCACAATTAGGAATCATATTATTATAGTTGAATATTTATTTACTGCCCGAGAAGCGGGCCACCAACGCCCGACTCGATGCGATAGCCATGCATGGCCTTGTTCACGTACGCCTGATCGCCACATATACCACCAGGGGTCAGGTTCTTGGTGTAGTAAGCACCGTCCTGCTTGCCCGGGGTGCACTTGGCCTCGTAGGGAAGGCTGTTCAGGCCACCCACCGGCGCCTCGCCGGCGGTGGTGATAGCCTGAGGCTTCAGCGCGTACTTGGACTTATTCTTACGAAGCGTCTTTCTGGCACCGTAATGACTCTTATTACAACTCTTGAGAGACACCTTGGGGGTAAAAAACGTGTTCATGAGAATATACACCAGTGCAGCAACGATCGCCGATACAACTACCACGCGCTGAGTATCCTTGTTAAGTAAATTCTTGGGCATCATTTATAATTAGATTATATTTTTTTGCGTTAAAGATTAGATAAATCTTTCTATTAAGAAATAAAGGCGTGATGTCTGAAATTGTAATTGATAAGGATGATCCCGAGATGGAACTTGATCCAGACGAGCTCGCCCTGCTGGAAGAAGTTGAGATTGACCCAAGACCGGCACGGCCGCGCGGTGCTAGACATGGACACCCCGTTGCCAACCAGCAGGAGGTGGAAACCATGGATGCGTTTATGAATCCAAACAAAAGATCCGCACCACCGCCGCAACAGGTTGCAGCCGACGAACCAATCGATTACCACGAAAATGACTTGGATGACGCCGACGTGTTTGTGAGAGGTTCACCACCGGATGCTCCCCGTGACGATTTTGGTGCTCCACAAGATCCCTCGCAGGGTTTTGCTTCGCTGGATGACGAAAAGGCAGATATCCTAAATAAACTCACTCGCCTGAGTCAGAAGAAGGGGATACATATTAACAAACGCCTTAACATGTATTCAGACATAGATGAACTACGCGCAGAACTCAAGAGAGCAAGATACAGTATAGATGTGGAGCAATCCGTCAAGTTTTCGAGGCGCGCACTCGTCGCCTGTATTACTGGCCTGGAGTTTCTGAATAAGCGCTACGACCCCTTTGACTTGAAGCTTGAAGGCTGGTCCGAGTCTATAATGGAGAACATTGAGGACTATGATGAACCATTTGAGGAACTTTATGTAAAGTATAGATCGTCCGCCAAGGTTCCTCCGGAGGTCAAGCTCATCATGATGGTGGGTGGATCGGGCATGATGTTCCATTTGACCAATAGTATGTTTAAATCGGTCATGCCAAACGTGAACGATATTATGAGACAGAATCCAGACCTGGCACAAACAATGGTGGGGGCCGTCCAAAATACCATGCAGGCCAGGGCTCAGGGTACGCCAGAGCCACCTCGCAGAGAAATGAAGGGTCCTGGGTTCGATCTCAGCTCGCTTATGGGAAATCTCGCCACACCCATGCCCCCTCAGCCCGTAAACACCTATTCGGGTGACGTGGAAGCAGGTCCAGACCCCATTCCAGAAGACGACATTTCTGATATCGTGTCGGTAATTTCACATTCAGACGAGGTCAAGGATGTGAGCGTGAAGACATCGGGCACCAAGCGCCGCGGGCGCAAGAAGAAGGTAGAGGCCACCATTTAAAATTTTATAAGTAAATACTAATGATATCGTATGCACCATTTGAGGTCGAGGAACCTCAGGTCACGGTGGAGTCTCGACCAGTTTCTCGGAAAAAACCCGCCCCTGCCAAAAAGATGTCATTCGGAAACGAAGGCACAGAATGTAATTATTTGATCTTTGTATTTATCATCGGTCTCCTGTATATAATTTCGACCGAGTAAATACCGTTCACTCAAAAGTTTATTTTGTAAAATAAAATTTTAAGTGGATTTAAGCATCCGTGACACTGGGGAACATGGCCTTCAGTGTATTGTATGCCACAACATAAACACCCTGAGCCAACTCATCGGTTGTTAGCACCTTGTCGATGCTTATCGAACCTATGCTGCGCTTATTAGAATCTCTGGCAGCCTTATCTACCCACATGGTGGCGGAAGCGTTCATCCTGTATGTGACAGCCTCGGTCTCGAAATCGGTCTCGCGCTCAACCATGACCGAATTAGGGCCAATCGCCAAGTAAGAACCCGTAACACTGGTGCCAAATGCCGTTTCGATAGAATCGTTATTAACAATACCCATTTACTCTAACAACAACATTTTTTAAATGAAAAACGTGCGTGCCTGATGTTCATAAATGCAACCACCATACCCGGAACCATGGGGCGTACCACCGCGTCAATCTCGTCATCATATGCACCGGTGCTCGTATTATCTATGATAAAATAGATTGTATCCTCACAGCGCCTACTAATTTCCTTTGTACTGAGACCACGTGTCTTTATAACCTCCTGATACACATCCGCCAGAATCACTGGCAGATTCTCAGGCTCCACGCCGTTCTTAAATATTTTTATAAATTTCTCCAATGTCTTGCGCTCCATTTAATAGTTTGTATTATTTTAAAACAAAGTCTTACGTACATTTCCTCCTATTATAGGGCTAGGTGTAGAAAAACCAAGAAATCTGCGGTCGTTCTTTAATGGACTAATTTCAACTGAACTTCTTGATGCAATGGGTCTCCGCCTCTTTACCGGGACACCGGGTGCCTGTGACGATAGCGATACTTCCGGTTTGTTATTTAATTTATTATAAGGCTTGCACAACACAAGTTCCTGGTGAAACAATCCCCCTTCTATCTTTGGCATAGTATTTGCTATATACCCATCGTATCCTAATTCACATATATATTTAGCAACAACTGCATTCCTCTTTGCATCAGAACTTCTAACAATTCTTTTATTATTTCCAGAATTCACAATGGAGAAAGATTCTAATATGGCATTTCTTATACGCTGATTCTTAGTGCGATTGAGAATAGTTCTGACCGTATGCACCGAATTCATCTTTATGAGTTTGGGATTAGAAGTAAGTTTGTAAGTATACACCTTGGACCCCTGTGCATTACTGTAATACTCCTGAACTTTGTTTTTACCAGTATTTCCAAACATAAAATACGCAACCAGATCATTTTTGCCAACCTGCCTAGTCGATGACCTATACACATTCGATCCTTCATTTAAAATACCTCTATTAGGTGTATTCATTTATATTATTAAAATATTTTTTCCGGTACAATCAGTTAAAGAATATTCCATATAAATTTATAGGATGACCGAGGTGGTAATGAGCACGGATGAGAAGACGGCGCCGGCTGCGGCGAACGCAGATTCCTGGACGGAACACATGGAGGATCTCATGAAGGCCTGGGGCGAGAAGGCCGCAGGACTTCGGTGGATTCACGGCCGAGATTCGGATACTTGGAAAAAGTTTTCGGACAGGCTTTCGCTATGGGCCATCGCCCTCACGACTCTCGCATCCACCGCCGCCGTAGCCACCGCCAATATGGATGAGCCTTCGCCTGCCATTACTTACACCATCGGTGGTGTGGGTATGGTTGCCACACTTATCCAGTCTGTTAAGAAGTTCTATGCCGCCGAGGAGAAGGCGGCAAACCACAGTGCCATAGCAAAACAGTTCGGGTCGTTCTATCGCTATATCACATTGCAGATGGCAATGGATCGTGGTAACCGCAAGCCTTCGGATGCCCTGTCAGAGTGGGCGCTGGGTGAGTACGAACGTATGCAACAGGAGGCCCCCAGTGTGAGCGGTCCTACTGTTGCAGCGTTCCGCAGTGAGTTCGGCACGGATGGAAATATCCCCGACTGCGCCGAAGACGATTTTACTATTAATATTAAAGGCAGAGAGGTTATCTCTGATTAGATTTTTTGACGCCACATTCCTTACCACCATAAAAGGGTGAGTCGAGGTTGTTGTTACTACAGCGCACCTTACCACCAGAAAGTACATTGAAATCCTTATTCTCGTTCTTGTGCAAGAATGCTAGCAATTTATTAATCTTCAATATGGTTTTATCCATATTATTTTATATAATAATAGTATATAAAATAATATGTCTCAGGTGGTGGTGATCATCGGTATCATGGCACTGATAGCTGTTGTAATACTTGGTTTGTGGCTCGGTGGTGTATTCAAAACCGAGAAGAAATACAAAAAGGATGAGGATGGTAATTTTGTTACAGACGATGGATACATAGTCATGGTTGACGAGGATGGTAATGTCATCCAGGGTGATGACGAGAAACCATTCTTGTTCGATAAAGATGAAGGCAAAATTGTTAATCAGGCAGAAAGTGATGATGACAATACTGTATACGTGGAACGCGAAGATTTGGAATTGACACCGGAGTACGGGTCACTAGGCGACGACAAGAAATCCGCTTTACTAGAGTCCCTTACCCTCTTAGAAGAAAAGTATGGTACGCCCACACCACCACCCGCAGATACCTGCGAATATTCTGACTGGGATTATCAGGATTGTGATGCATTGTGCGGCCGCATGGGTAGACAAATAGGTACGCGCACGTTGGTAAGCGGACCCGATTCCTGTACGGACCTTACAACTGAGCGTGACTGCACTAACACGAATTGTCACACTTTCACAAACATCATGCGGAGACGCGATGCCAATGGCGAACAATACGAGGGGAGTGCTAGTAATATTGGTACTGTTCTTGAAGACTGGTCTGCCGCCATTCAGGCCAAAATTGATAGTAATAATACGCCAGTAAACGAAAAAACAATCCTCAGTGCATTGAAAAATGATATAGGAACAACATTTGAAGATGATTTCGGTACCCGGTACAGGTGGGAATTCTATCCTGCCATACCACCGAAAATCTTCGAGTGTCTGGACAATGATGAACTCCAGGGGAAGATCATTGATTACATGAATATTACGGATGACGATCGCTCGGCCAATGATCGTGCGAGAGACGTAGCTGTATGGCTTGCCACTCAAACCACTGACGATTCGTGCCCGAATCCAACATCTTCCATCGAATTATACCCCACGCCAATGGACGACGAAGCAATCCAAAACTACCAAAATACCATAGGTCAAGCTTGGCCTTTAAGGGGGTTATTCAGGCATTTGCGGACTCCTTGAGTGCATCTGACACAAGCGCCAACAAGATATTAATCTTCAATATGGTTCTATCCATATTATTTTATATAATAACATATTATGGATCGGACGGCGGTGATCATCGGTATCATGGCACTGATAGCTATTGTAATACTTGGTTTGTGGCTCAGCGGTGCATTCAAAACCGAGAAGAAAGACAAAAAGGATGAGGGTGGTACCGACCTGGGTGTCGCTCGCAAAACCGAGAAGAAAGACAAAAAGGATGAGGGTGGTACCGACCTGGGTGTCGCTCGCAAAAACGAGGTTTCGATTCCTCCATTGCCTTGCAAGGTGTCTGGGTGGAGTTCTTGGTCCGAGTGTAGTGGTCCATGCGGATCCATGACCCAAACAAGATCACGGACCATAAATCCCTTGTGGAGGGGTACGAGTCTGGGTCCCTCGTTTTCGCACGTGCCCCTCGGCGGCGCGTGCGGGTGGGACGAGTCCCTGGGCCGCAACCTGTCGTGCGAGCCTGGGGCGGCTTTCTGCAACCACGGTCGCCCGCGCGGCGGTGCGCAGGCGTGCGCCGGCGGCTGCAAGGGCACGTGCGAGCCGCTCGACGTCGTGTCCGGGCCCGATGATTGCCCCACAATCTATGAGAAAAGACCGTGCCGCGAGACCCGCATCGCTTGTAATTCCATATCGCACCCATCGACAACGGCGGTGGTCTATATGGGACTTAATAGTAAGGATTGGAATGGAAATGTCGCGTAATAAAAAAATGTACAAAAACACCTTAGGTTTGGGTGTAATTATATGGTAAACACATGCCTGCACACACTCACCATGACTACCGAAATCGATACAACCCTTGATTTCCTTGGTCATATTTCCAAAACGAGAGACCGTGCGATCAAGAAGTCCATCAACGTAAGTTGGGTCAAGGTCACCACGATTACCATTACATCAAAGTTTAATGTGGAACTTGATGTAAAGTTCATTAAGGAGTTCTTTAATAGTCGTGAATCTGTCCGTGTCAGGTCTAAGTACACGGGGCATCATGTGGCCTGGAAGATGAGTCCCACTACTTTTTATAACCAGGTCACCATATACTATGATGATCATAAGAGCCGAAAATCTGTAAAGTTATTCCCGAATGGTGCAATCCAGGTGGCGGGTTGCAGTGACATGATTGATTGTCGCAGGGTCATCAAGCAGGTTCGGTGTATCATTTCTTATATCACGAAGCGTAAACTGATCGCAGATGATTTCAGCGTTGCAATGATCAACACAAACTTTTCTTTGAATTCTTCGGTCAACCTTTATGAGGTATTCAGTGTGTTTAATGGTGCTGGTTTGGACACGAGCTACAACCCTGACAGGTACGCGGCGGTCAAGATTAGGATCGAGATAGTCAAGGGGAGGTTCATAACGGCGAGTATTTTTGGTTCTGGTAAAGTCATCGTGACCGGCGCAAGGCATCTTCATGAGATTGCTTTGACTTATGAGCGACTAATGGACATAGTTCAGAACAACCAATACACAATTCTGGATGAGCCGACCTCGACTCCCGAGATGTTTGATATTTACAGGGGTGTTCCCATTTCTCAATGGTTGGAAAAAATATCGGTGTAATTTATAAAGAATAATGTCTGAGAGACTTGGTATGGCCGATGGCAGATGCTTCACAATCCACACTTCCGCGCAGCTTTTTAATGATTACATGATGGAGCAGAATGGCGTTGTGGTTCAGGACAACTACTCGTTCCGCAAGCTCCTTCAGCAGAAGGGCCCCGAGATCCTCAAGCCCCTGGACCGCCAGGGGCCGTGCATTAATTGTAACAAGCCTCTTTTGAATGTGAGCGGTACATATTAAAAAGAAAAACCTAAAAAATAGTAATGAAGATTGTGATTGATGGCCTGATCGGGGCCGGAAAGTCAACCCAGGTTGATATACTTAGCAAGACACTGGGAATATCAACCATTAGAGAGCCCATAGGCGAGTGGCCACTCGAATTATTCTATAGCGACCCCAATAGATGGGGATTTTTGATGCAAGTAGCTGTACTTAACTCTTTTGTAAAATTACGCCACACGAGTGGAATTTTCGAACGCAGCCCCGAGTCCACGCGCTGTGTCTTTTGGCAAAACTTGGTGGATTCCGGTGCAGTAAATAGCGCAGAGGACGGAGTGTTTCGGGCACTATTCAAGAATGTCTCTTGGGCCCCAGATATTACGATTTTGATAGACAAGTCTCCGGAATTATGTTACGAACACATTCAGAAACGAACGCAGGCGGGTGACTCGAAGGTTACTCTTGAATATCTGAAGAACCTGAATTCCTATTATGATCACTTTAAGAAAACGCCCGGAGTTATTGTAATAGACGGCAATAGGTCTATTTCTGAGGTATCGCAGGACATAATTAAAACTGTCAAGCTTATTATAGAATGAGCGAGCAGTGCAAGTTCATAAAAGCGAACGGCCTTCGGTGTAAATTTAAAACAAAAAATGGAGAGTTCTGTCAGCGGCACACAAAAATAGAGTGTCCGATATGCTTTGAAGAAATTAAATCTGATAAAATGATTTTGTCTTGTGATCATGCATTTCACGTTGGGTGCATAACGCAGTGGTATGTGCATTCAGACAATTGTCCGGTGTGCAGAGTATCACAAGGCAAGGATCCATTCATAAAATTTAAGAATATGGTACAAGATGACATGAGAGAAAAATACAGAGACGCCATAGAATCTCTTGAAGATGAGATCTTACGATTACGGCACAGACTTACGAGACATGGGCGTATTGATTTTAATAATGCATAATTACAAAGATGTCAAATAATAACAATTTATATGTTATACACAGGAGACGGGCTGCCAAGCCAATATTAGATAATTTCATAAAAAGGTTTAAACTCGGGATAAGCAATGTTGATTTGAGTAGAAAGTTAGGAGAAGTATTTACATCCGCTGTAAATAATATCAATCTTACAAATACATCGGATAAAACCGCATCTCAGTTAGCAAATGAATTTAGAAATAAGATCAGGAAGAGTGGTCCAATGGTTAATGCTATTTTTAATACATATAGTAAAACTACGAACAAAACCAACAACTTGCTTAATAAGTATGCCTTACTTGCCACAATTAAGATTGCTGGTTCGAGCAAAACTGGTGTATCACAGAGTGAAATAAATAATTTTGTGAATGATTACATGTAACACATATTCTTTTTGGGCGTACGCTTGCACACTTGCCGTGCGAGTGCTGCATCTGCCGTTTTGGCAGTCTTTCCACCCAATAAAAAGCTGTGCACCCGGGCATATCCCCATTGCTGCCCCGTGGCTCCTGGGCGGTGCCCGGTTCTCCAAGCCGCCAGGCCTTTGTTGTACACCCGTCGAATGATGGCCAGAGGCACGCCGGTTGCTTTGGCCTTCTGGGCGAGCGACTTTGCACCCGGGTATTTCTTGTAGAACCTGGAAGTGTAGGAACTCGGGCGGGTCTTTATGCCCTTGTCTGTTTTGAACGGTTTGTAATAATTTTTCTTCTTGGCCCCTGCCACAATTCGTTTGTATCTTTCATCAACCTGTTTCAGAGTTTTAAGGCCTCTAAAATATTTGAGTGGTGTATAAACGCGGACCCTTTTTATCTTTTTCAATCTTGCTTTTATCTGATCATCTGCGATCATTCGGGTATAATATTATATTACAAAAATTATATGGCTTTTTGTGGGGCCATTACACGGACAGGGTGTCCCTGTAAAGCCAAAGTGATGGAGGAAGGTATGAGGTGCCATTGGCACCGACCCGTCGAGGGTGACTCGACTTGTTCAGTCTGTATGGAATGCATGACCGAACACAATTCGAGGGAGCTCGAGTGCGGACACAGATTTCACAAAAAATGTCTGGACAAGTGGAAGCTAGAGGGCAACCGAACCTGCCCCTTGTGCAGAGAAAATTTTGATATTCCAATGTTCAATGTACGGGTTACAATTACACCAAATACAGACGAGTACCGGGGGGCTGAATTTGATGCATCCGAGTCGGCAGTAAATATTTTTGATTCGCTGGGATTGGACGAACCTAACTATAGAGATCTCACAACACAACTGACCCTCGAAGCAGATGATTTAAATAATTTACGAAGCGTTCTTGAACGTATTGGCATAAGCCTAGACAACACCGACCTTGACGCCCTTATTACTCGCGACACAGAAGGATGAGCAATACTTTGAGTAGTTCAGGCCATACTTTCTACCCGCATATCTGGGATCTTTGATCATTTTCCCATCCGAGCCCACGAGGAGAGGGCCCGTGGCCCATCCCAGCTTATGACTAAAAAGATTACATTTGAATGTTATTATGTTACCCCTTTTATTCTTGATAGCCGCATTAATTCGTCCAACGGGGACATCGAAAAACTTTGCCATGTTTGAAGGAGTATCGCCGTTGCGAACTTTGTATTTGATAACACCGTGCTGCTTGTAGAAATGGAAGTCACCGCCGGGACCACCGTGGCGATCCTTGGGCGCAACAACCATCATTACTTTGTAAAATCCCTTCGGACACCGCTGGGATGCATTGGCAATGAACACCTTACCAGGATTATCTTCCACAATTTTCTTGGCAATTCGACCCTTGCAGTAAGTAAAGGGATGGGAGATACCCGTGGTCCTGTCACCCGGAACACTTTTCTGGGGCCTCCAAGAACGACGGTCATGGAACGCATAGGCATAGCAATTATTGGCAATTTTATACTTGTGCCACGGCGAGTGCTCATAGGGATACTCCGAACCAGATAGGGGCAGCCGGCGCACCACACGCTTTTTGG